CAAACTTACCATACTGATAGGGACCCTTGTAGTTTGAATCTGTTGTGTATTCAGGAGAATTTGCCGTTACGCTTGCTGTATTGTATATTTTCCAATAAGGGCTATATCCCACGTTTCCTTGCGTGTACGAGGGTTCTCCAATAAAATCTGCATTTGTATTAGGAACATCTGGTTGAGAAAACTCGTTGAAGTCTTGTATTCTTCCAGGGATGTGAAATCCATCTGTTTGTTTTCCGTTCTTCAAGAGAAACACTATTTCAAATGCATACACCTCATCCCTTAGATAGCCTCTTAGGTTTGTTGCATTTAGTTCATCAGCATATGTTTCTGTAGAAGGAATTCTATATGTTTGCCATCCAAGTTCAATTTGATTAGCTATCTGTTGATAGTTTATTCTATCTATAGAAGTGAGTTGATCCCATACAAGAATGTCTTGTACAGCTGTTAAATCTTGAGCAATATCGTAATAAGGAAACTTTTCGAATATTTCGTTTATTGTGAGACGTATTTGTGTTACGTTCTGTCCTGTATAAGTGATTTGATTAAAATTATCATCTATAAAATATGTACCCACTAGTTCTACAGAAGATATAGAATTCACTGTCTTAATTACAGCAATATTATAATATTCAAAATATCCTGTAACATCAAGATTGGAAACATTTAATACAATAGACCTACCTACATTGTAATTAAAATCAGCAGAGATTAATTGAGTTTTTGCAATAGGAGTGGGGTTGGTGACAGAATAATAAGACGTGTAAGCATCTCCTGAAGCATTACAATATTGTACAGCAAATTGATATGTGCCTGACGTTAAGCTTCCTCCACTAATCACATCCACCACATCTAAATATGGAATCTCAAAATTAGGCTGCACTTTTAATTTATTACAATCAATTTCTGTTGTTGTAACATTATCACACACATTTGTGCCTGGTTGTATTTTGTAGGGAAGATTGGTTAAATCTAAATATCTTCTTGGGTTTACACCATCCGTCCAATAAATTTCCGTTGTACAATTAGTTATTTTATGTACAGCTTTGTGTATAGGATTGTCTACGTTAAAGTTTAAACAGAATGCGTTTATGTAGGTTCTATAGACACAATCGTTATTGTCCATATATCCAATTTCACTTTCTCCTGTATTTGGATTGGTTAAAAAGAATATGTGTTTATTTTGTTCATTGATAAAATGTTCACCTATTAGCTGAAAATCTTCAGGAAACTTTAAACATAAATCATTACCTGATTCATTCTGATAGTTAATAGAATTAGAATCAAAGTTCTCAAGAGCAGCATTTAGAGCATATGACAGTTTACCCTCTCCTATTTGATTAACGGAAGAGTCCATGTCCAAGCCTATTCTTGCAACGCTATATTCTGTCTTTATATTGCCTTGTTCGTTTTCTGCCATGATTAATTATTTCTTCTCCAACCGTATCTGTTTGTTCTATTAGGAAGCTCATACATATTAAATCTATTGAGATCTTCTCTTATTTTTCTTTGTTTCTTATAAACGTCTTGTTTCTTCACCTCTATGTCCGCCATGATGAATGCTTCTTCAGAGAGTTGTTTATAATAAGCAAGCTTCTTTTCTATTTGATTGAATGTTTCATCATTCACTTGATTAGAAAGAGTTTCAAACACTTTATATTTAATGAATGCTTCTACGTATTCTCTTATACGATAGTTGTCAGGAATCATTTGATTACCAGATGTATCGTAGTCGTATGAATAAAATATCAAATGCACTACACCATTTCTAAAATTAGTGACAAACTTATTGTCTCTAATATCAAATGAGTCAGCAGCTGAAGAGCCAAAGTTTGCACAATCCAATGCACAATCAGCTCTTACAGAAATGTTTCCTGGTTTTAACAAGAAAGCTCTTTGGTAATTCTGATTTATTGAATTATTAGTCTTATAAACAGCCTGTATAAGTTGGGGAAGACATGCTCCATCACAAGAAGGGGATGAGCAGTTTGTGCAAGGAACACCATTTGTTGTAATTGGTGACACTTGTATTGTTGTTTGTTCTGATTGAGAATAGAACGAGTTTGCTGATTGATAGGGGTATCCTTGCACGTATGTACACAACCAAGCTTCTCTTACAGCAAAGAAGTTGTCTGGAAGTCTTGCTTGAAAATCTTCAATGTGTAATTGAGTTTCTGTTATGACATAAGAACTCCTACCTAATTTTCTTAAGCATTTGTCTAAATATGTAGGGAACATTAAGTCATCTATGGCACCAGTGTCAAAATAGCTTTTAAGCTCTTCTTTCACTGTAGAATAGACAGGTTCAGGAGTTACGAAATTATACTTGTAATAATAAGACATGTCGACTTTTTTACACTATCCATGATTGATATAGATGCTGATATTTGTCGTTGGTTTTTAAATAGTGAGCTAACATTCTTGATGTCACTCTTGTAGGCTTGAAGAACCAAAACTCAGGACCTTTGATTCTTGATGTACGTTTAAACCATATCCATCCAAAGAAATATCCTTCTGTATGGTGGTTGAAATTATATATTATCTTTCCTTTTTCTCTAGTTTTTATCCAATCTATAGGAAGATTGATGTAGTCTTTGCCTTCGTATGTTACAATCTTCTTTCTCTTCTTTTTGTTTATTGCAAAATCACCAAATCCATGAGGAAGCTTTTCTTTCTTTCCTGTCTCTAGAAGATAGTTTCTAAAATCTTCATTAAACTTATATATGATGCTTTTCCATTCTTCAAACGTTAATTTTGTATTAGAATGTTTTGCACAATAATCTTTGTAATTCTCTTTACTACAACTCCTCCATTCAATCTTCACTCTACTCATCTATGTTAATGTTATTTTGTATTGGGTGTATTTGGTGCTTGACCATCTATTGCATCATCTGTCATGTCTGTTTTAAGTCTAAAATAAGTGGAAAGTAATTTATCAGAAGTCATTTTTAATATCTGCATTTCTAAATATCCTGGAGCATGAAATTCTTTATCTAGAGGATTTTTACAATATTCATCTATGTCAAAATCATTTCCGCAACAACATTCAGAAAACATTATTTCATTTGGAATATCTTCCTCAAAGAAAGCAGACATTCTTATTGCTTTTAGAAGAGGATTTGTAACGTACAAATACCCATTCATTATCCAATAATACTCTTCGTTTTTTATTATTGGAAGCTTTAGTAAGTTGAGATATCTATTGACAGTGATTTCTTTTAGCTTTTTACCATTTCCACCCATTGCGTTTATTGAATAAACACCCTGTATTGTATATTGATAATTACCCTCAGAGATGCGAGGAAGTTTGTTTACAGATCTTGCAATTGTACAATCATCAACATATCCACAGCATTCAGAAATGCTCACTTCTGTCATCTCTAGACATGGGATTGTTGTAAACAACGTATCTGTTGCCCATAGCTTACGAAGATTGGTTTCTCGTTTTACAAGCATAATGGTATTGTTCCTAATCTCAGATGCTATCACTCTATCTGTTATTAGAGCATCTGTAGAAAGAAGTTTATGTGAACCTCGTACGTCTGAGACTAGTTTTCGTAATGTTGACATATTGTTTATATTCGACTTTCGTATTCTCCAATCTTTCCGTAGATTGGATGATAAATAAGTACAATTCCTGCACGAATTTGATTTACAAAGTTGTTATCAGAATGCCATCTATCTGTTCCTGATAATGAAGGCATCTGTTGTATTCTCACTCCTTTTATTTCTTTTGCCATGTAATGATGCTTATCTCCAGTGTGAATTTCTCTGTATACAGCATTTCCAAAATCTGTACAAGAATCATTGTTTGTGGCAAATAAAAGAGGAAGGTCATCTATCTTACAATTACCATGATGATATCCTATGAATGTGTTTCCTAAAACAACATGTTTAGTTGTAGAATGCCATCTTTGGAAATCAACCTTATCGTTGTTCTTAAAGAACACATCTAATGCATGTGCTAAATAGAATGATTTAGTTCTATCGTGATTACCTTGTACAAGAATTACTTCTACATTATTAGCTACTGCCTGCAAGTAATTAATTGTTGTAACTAATAAATCGAACCCTTGTTCGTATTCATTATCATATTCAACTAGAACATCTTGAGGAGTTCCATTAGTTGTTTGATTTTGATAGTTGTCTGTATGAAAGAAATCGTTTGATATTGGAAAAACAATCTTGTTTATTGCAAAAGAGTTTCTTGTTTTTTCCACCAAGTCTCTAACCACTCCTAAGTATTGTACTTTCTTTTGTTCTATTGTGTCACCTTCTAATGTTCTTTTAGCTAAGTGAAAATCACATATTGAAACTTCTACATCCACTGTTTCTTTCTCTAGAGGATCATTTTCAACACTTCTCACAATAATGTCAGCAGGTTTGTATGTTTCTAAAAACTTAGAAAAATCTTCTGGAGAATAATCCTTTGGTTTCTTCAGAGTGGCAAATACAGAAGATGTAAACTTACCATTTGATTTCTGTTTAGTCCAATAGTTAGAAATCTTGTATTTGTCTAAGTTTATTTTATGTAGTTTAGCAAGTTCTAAATCACTCTTTGGTTCAAAGTCTATTTGTAATGTACTCTCTATTGTACCTTTGTCGTTGTTCACCTTTGTATAATGCTCTTCAAGAGCTTCTACAAATTCTTCATACGTCTCTGGTGCAGAAGATATTTCTTTTCCTCTTATCTCTTTCAATAAATCTGACACTTCTTGTTCTGTAATTCCTAGCTTTTCAGCATAAAACTTCTTACTCTTTTTCCAGCTTAATAGTTGTTCTAATTGTAACAGAACGTTTTGGTTTTCAGCCATACAAAAAATTTATCAAATTTACAACAAAGATAGACGGTATTTTTAAAAAAACAAAATTAATTTAACCAATTAGATTATATAGGTTAACGCTATTAATTAAAAACCCCGCCTTAGAAAAGGCAGGGTACACAGGTCTGTAAACCAACAAACAAACCGTGTTTTTAACAAGATTCTATATTGGTAAGAGGAGATGTTCCATTTATTTGTGCAGAATAGAATGAAGAAGAACTCTCAAGACGATATTTGTAATAGTTTCCGTTTCCTGAGAAAGGTATTGTACAAAGACTGTTTGTCCAGAAATTTATTACAATGTTTGAATTAGCTTGTGTTGAATACACTGTATCAGGAGTGGTTAAGTTTTCACATGCATCAGCATTGTTCATTTGAGTGGTGCCACTTATTAAATATGTGTAATATGAAGGAAGTCCACTAATATTCATATCTACGTATGAACCATTACAATCTGTTCCTGTAGAAAGAGCTCTAACGATTGTTGCACCATTAGGAACCACTGTCGATGTGTATCCAGCAAGAAGGGCTGATTTAGATATTCCTGTTGCAAATGCTGATGTAAATCCATCAACATTGGAATATAGATTAAAAGGTCCTGTATTTGTTCCTGCTGTAGTTAATGTTATTACTACTGTCATAATTTAATGTTTTATGGTTGTGTGGTGGTTGTGGATGTAGTGGTGGAGAAAGTTGCACAACTTGTTACAAGGTTACAGAACAATGCTTTTGTTTGATAGTTTGTAGCAATTGTTGCAAGTATTGTTGAAGCTAATGTAATGGGATCAAATTCTGCATCTATCTTCTGTAGAGCCAATGTTAGAGAGTCTTTGAAGTTTATTCCTGTATTTGGAAGATTTGATGCAACATAACTTACATCATCTGAAGATGTAGGTTGATTACAAGCATCACATTGATTAGAATAAACTACATTTTGAGTGTAGCAAGGCATTCCTGGAATACATGACATAATAAAAAAGTTTAAGGTATGTACATTATGTAATATGCTGATATTACAGGTTGAATATTTGCGTGAGGTAGACCGCCACCATTTGGGGGATTTGTTGTAGATAGGTTTGCACTGTTGGTACTAGTTTTTCCAAAAACTGCAGGAACATTACCTATCACTAAAGAATAATTTCTTGAATAAACTCCATCATTTTTCTCTATGCCTATTGGATGTGTTGAATCTACGCTAAGTGCTCCACCTCCTGTACTTACAGATTCTGAAACACTGTAATGAAAGTGCCCTGAGTCTGTAACACTTGTTGCGTGATTGTGAGAAGGCATTGTATCTATAGTGAGAGCAATTTTATTTGTTCCTGTTTTTGTATTCAATGCGTAATTGGGATTGAATGCTGAAGCAGCGGGATTAACTTCTGAATCAAGAGCTCCTCCACCTACACCTATAATAGCACCAACAGTGGATCTTCCTCTTTTATCAGGAGTGCCATTTAAACCATTACACAAATACACTTTGTCCCATCCTGTAGCTGCAATTCCTTTTCCTGTTACATCAAAGTTTCCTGCAAGAGAACCATAATATTCAACAACAGTGTAAGGCACCATCTTAGTGTAGTATTGTGCTGATGGAGCAATGCTCTGTAGATAGGCTGCTATTAGAGAGTTTAAATCTACTAGCTTTACGTAGTTTGTGTTTACGTTTGTAGTGAGAGCTGTTAGATCTGAAGAAACAGAGCAGAGTTTTACTATGATTGCCTGCACCACTTGTTTGATGGTGGATGTTGAGTTTACACCAGACAAACAAGTTGTTGTATATCCAGTGTTAAGACCTGCCACTGTATTTGTTACAGCTGTTGTTTGTGTTTGTAAATCACAAAGAGCTCGCTCAAATGCCACCAACACTTCTGGAAGTGTAGGATCATCTGTATTGTCTAAATAAGGTGTTATTAATGCACAAAGATAATCTTGAAGAGTAGTGATTCTAATCCCTGATCCGTCAAGAAATGATACCACTCTGTTGATTAATACATTCTCCACACTTAATAACGTATCTCCTGTAGAAATACCTAATGGTTGACTTCCTACTCCTGTATACTGAATACATTTATCTGAACCTGTTTCTGGACATCCGTTGAAACAATTTGTACAAGACATATTGTAAATTTTATTTATGAATTAATAATTTGACTCTACTTGCTATTTGTTCTGTAGAATAAGTGCAAGCATAATCAGGATTGCACAACCTATTTGTCAATATTCTTTTATAGTTTAACAAATCTCCCAACACTGTGTCTGGGAAAGGTTTGTTTAATATAAATACAATATTGTTATATTGATTGTTAGCTAATGTTGTGAGTTTACAATCAATGTCTGCAAGTAATGCTGACACTGTTGTACAATCTACACAATTAGTAAGTTTTGGAGAAAGCATAGTTTTATTTTTTTAGAGTTCCTGCACAATATGCACATAAACCATTTGTTAGATTACATCCACATCCTACATTTGCTCCGCATTGATTACAGTTTGCCATTCTAGTAATTATTAAAATAGTTGTTTCCTGAACAGTTACAACCATTAGTTATAAAATGATCAAGCATTTTACTTGCTTGATTATAAAGTTTATTTGATGTTTCTACAGCACAATTATTTGCTGCAGCAATTGATCCTTGTATGAAATAGTAAATACTATTTAATTCCACCTTCTGTTGTTTCTTAATTGCATAATCACACTCCATCATATCCAATTTCATAAAAGCTTCATCAAACTTCTGTTGAAGATTTTCCACTCTCATGAATGTTTTATTTACAAAATTTACATTTGCAGGAGCAATTGAATATTTTAAATAATAAATGCCATCAGGAATAGGATTGTATACTCCTGCAGAAGAAAGTCCTAACGTTGCAGAATTGAATACATTGAAATTATTTGGTACAAAAGGTATTGGTAAAGGATTAAATCCTGGTACAGTGATAGTTATTGTAGGAGCAGAAGGTGTTGTAGCATAAGTTGATATGTCTGCTATCCCTAATGTTCTACTATCGTGAGTGTCAATAACTAATATATCTAAATGCAATGTTGGCATGTTTCTATAAATAATTATGCCAGAGGATTGAGAAATCCTCTCTCACCTCTGGCATAGGGTTATGATTTGTTATTTACTGATTAAGGAATCAAAGTGGTAGTTGTGGTGGTGGTGGTAGAAGTACCAGTGGTAGTGGTAGAAGTGGTAGTAGATGGAGCAGGAGCACTGTTGTCAGTGTACAATCCTAAAGGACCAGCCCATGTACTAGTTACACCAGCCAAAGCAGCTTCAATTGCTGTAGCAAGAGAACCTCCAGCCAATACAGCTATAATCACCATGCTTTCTTGAGGAATATAATCACCCCACTGATAAGCACTCTTATCGTATTCTGTAAATCTGATGTAATAAGTGTCGTAAGTGGTGTTAGCAGATACATAACTTTCAAAGTTTTGATTGTATCCAGCCATTCTGTAGAGATGCTTTAAATAACCAGCTTGGTAAGAATAATAGTTCTTCTCAAGTTGAGTGATTTCGTCAGAACCTCCAGCAGGGTAAGAAGCACGTTGTAACACTGTAGCAGTGGCAACAATATTACAGTTGTCAGCTACGATGAAGTCAGCAGTGGTTGCAGGACCTGAATATACAAATGTTCTGAAGTACATTCTGTCATACTCGTAAGGGAATGCAGCAACGTCACAAGGAACACCATATTTAGTAAGAGGTTTACCAGTGATTTGCAAATATGCTGTAGAACCAGTGCCCACTCTTGCAAATGTGAAGAATGTGCTAAAGCTAATGTTATCAGGGTTGATACCAGGAGCTTTTTGTGTAAGTTTTGCAATGAATTGATCAATCAATGCAGGAACATCAACAGTGTCGCAACCGCTCGCACCACAATCACAACAAGGTGCTTGTACAGTTACAGAACGAGTGAAACCATTGAAATACAAAGTGTCAATGTAAGAAGAGTGTGCACGTAATGTTAAAGTGACAACCTCTCCACATTTTACATTAAATCCACTCACTTTAGTGATTTGAGTTGTAGCATAAGCAATACCACTCACTTTATACCATTCAGTGACGTTTCTTCCAGTGCCTGCATTGTTCTTACCAGAAATCTTATCTGATCTCTTAGAACCTTGCAAGTAGGTGTTGCCTCTACCTTGAGCAATATAAATGTAAGGAGCAGCAGCAAGTGTTGCAGCTGTTGCACTTGGAACATAAGCATCAGTGAAAATACCAAGTTGACCAGCAGTCAAATCTTGAGTGCTTCCTGTGGTAGGTAATGAAGTTTGGGCTGTAGGAACTACGAAGAGCGTAGTTAGAGAAAAATCTGCCATTTTATTTTAATTTATTGTTTTAAGTAATTATTCGTTTGTTTTTATTCTAAATGCTGAATTTTGAACAGCACTTTGATTTTCTGTGTACATTGCTAAATTCTGAACTGTAAGATCTAAAAGTTCATCTTCCAAGTATGTTTCAAGTTCACAATCATTATCAAATGATGGATTACCATCTAACATTATATATCCTTCTTTATTTATGTATTCAGGATATCTCATATACATTATGTATATATTACTTGGTGTAAATGTTCCATCTGTAAATACACTTATAGCATCTGAAGAAAGCCAATTAAAAGTTTCTTGATATTCAAAAGAAGGTTTGTAGTGTGTATTATTTACAATGAATTGTAAATCTCCATGTTTAGCAAGATCTCTATTAATCCAGATTTGTCTATTAACACACCTACCCTTACTTGCCAATATATACGAATCAATATAGAACATATATTTAGGCTCAAGGGTATGTATATTAGCTTCCCATCTATGTAAAATTGAGTCTGCTTCTGTTAAAGCTAAAACTCCTTTATCGTATGTAACAACTAATGATTGTAAATCTTCGTATCTTTTTTTAAAAGCATCAAGTCCTAACCCACTCACAGTGCTATCACCATCAACTTTTTGTTTTATCAACTTAATCTGAGCTTCATTAAGAGCTAAGATTTTGTCTTCTAATGGAATTTGTTGATGGTCATTTGTTGATAGTTTATTTAGTTTCTGATCAATCTTGTATAATAAACTATCTACTGGTATCATGTTGATGCTAGTTTTTTCATTTTTAATTTCTGTTCAAGCGTAAGAAGCTCATCTTGATTATTATCATCTACAAGAAACTTAATCAAATCATCTTCGTCTTTTGCTATCTCAAATTCACCTTCATAAACTTTACCATTTGGTTTCAATCTATAGATGGAATGTAGAGTGGCTTGTTTTACTAAATCTCTAACGTGTAAAAGATTTTCTTTCATGTCAGCAAATCTTGTGAAAACTTCTATTGTTGAAAGTCCTTGATATTTTCCTGTTTTGAATTCTACATCTTTAAGAAGATTGTCTACTAAATTGTAAACCACTTCTTCTTTTGTGTCAGATGTTACGGGAAGTCCTAAAAGTCTTGCAACTTTTTGTTTCTTGTCTGGACCCATTGCATCAAATTTACTGATTGCTTTGTTTACAATTTGTTTCTTCTTAAACAATATTGTACTCTCTAATTCATCATCAACAACATAAAATTGTGTATCAGCAGGAAATTCACCTCTTTCCCAAGCTTGATAGGAACTGGCAATTGTAGGATGTACTCTCAGCCAAGAAAAGGCGAGTTCTAACATAGGGTTTGAGAAATCAAAATAGTTGTCACCATCTAAAAGTTTCATAGGTTGAACGTGAGCACTATCATAATCTGATGTAGTGAGACCGCTGTTCCAGAATGTAGAACGAGGACTTAAGTCCACTCCTCCTAATGCATCTTCTAGTTTTGTTTTTAGATTAGTAACTCTTTCAATTTCTAAGTCTCTCTCAAGAGGATCACTGATGCGTTTAATATATGAAGCGTTTGGATTCAATCCTGTTCTATATTGACCATCGATTTCTCTATAGGGATACTTGAACACTCCTGTTCCAGGAACTCTTGTCATACCTTTTTGAGAAAGTCCTCCTTGCATTGTTTGCAATTGACTATTGCTATACTCTTTTTTTAACGTAGAGATTTTTCCTATCTTTGCCATTATTTAGTTGTTTTGGTTTTTTTTTTATTTTGTTTTTGCAGAATGATCCTCATCGAAGAGATAGCAATTAAGTTATCACCTTAATTCTTCATTCTGTATGTAAGAAGACTCCCCCACTTGGAGGTGGGGGGAGATTCTTCTTGGTAGGATGTATAAACACTATTGCTAGTGTGTGTAGGTCTAGGAATACTATTCCTAGGGGGATTATTAGAACTGTGGTATTTCTTCGATCAAAACTGTGCGAGACAAATCTTCGATGAATACATCGCATCTATCTTTCATCCAAATTTCATAACCAGGGAACTTGTTAGCAGAACTCATACCTTGAGATTTTGCAAAACCTAAGTGGTGACGAGTACCATCAATATAACCCCAAGTCATAGAAGGAGCACCTTTCATTCTCACTTCTCTGATGTTGTTCACCATTGAACCATCGCTCATTGGAGACACATCAAATACCATGAATACAGGAGTGGATTTTTTGTTTTGACCAAATTCTAAGTTTGATTGTGGAAGGTCAAGTTCTTTCAAGTGAATCAACTCTACACGACCAGTTTCACGAGTGACCATAGAGTCAAACGCAAAGTTGTAAGTGATGTGCTGACCTTCACCTTGCATGTAACGATTACCGCTATCTGCCATGAAAGTAAGTCCTGAATTTAAAGCATCTGTTTTCAAAGCTTGTTGGAAAACGTCAAATCCTGCTTCGTTGGTGTACATTTTCACCTTACGGTCTTTAACGTCCACCCTTCTGTAGAAAAGATCACCAAATACACTTCTGATTAAGTTTGCAGTGAATTCACCACGATTGTATTGTACCAAATTACCGTTATTTCTCATTCTGTGGTAAACACCAGCAGATGTACGCTTTAATTCTTGCTTAGAACCATTAGTTTTCACTGTACCTGGTTTAGCCCAAATCATACGCTTCACTTTCAATTCCAACATAGACTTACGCATCCAGAACTCAATGAATGGTTCCCATTTAACATCGTTACGAGTTAAAGGAAGTTGGTTACGTCTTTGTGGAGCATACACCAAAATATCCAAAGCTTTACCAGAAGCATCTTTCATCATCTTGTCATCAGCCCACTCAGTGATTTTGTGCTCATAACCATATGCTGATCCTAAAGATTCAAACATAGTGATTTTCTCACCCAAACGAGGAAGTCCTAACAAGTCTTGATCAAATTCGCCAATTGCAGCATCAATCAATTCAAGTTCAATACCTGTCTGAAGGAATGTAGAACTAACAAAATCTACTGTAGGGTTATCAGACACAAGAGTGAATGAATACAAATATCCAGCATTCCAAGGAAGAGGATCTTTAACTACGTAGAAACGAGGACCATACTGACGAGTGCCTACAGATACAATTGCATTCTTAGAGAACTCATTAGTATCAAGAACAAGAGAAAATTCTTGACCATCGATACCAGGTTTTGTAAGATTGGAAGTTGCTGTAGGAATATCGATAATTTTAGGAAACTTGTAAGGAACTTGAATATCCCATTTCCAAGCATCACTATTGTTATCAATATAAAAAGGAGTGGACTTGTTAATCATGTCCAAGAAATCGTTAGAATACAAAGAACTCTGTGTGTAAAGACTGATGATTTTTTTATCATAGTCTGCAGGTTCTGTAGAGTGAAAACTTTCTAAGTGGTTAGCATCAGTAAGCTTGCCCACCGCTCTTTTGTCCATTGAAGCCACTCTGGCATATGTAAAGCCAGTAACTCCAGGAATTGTTGAAATTGCCATTTTTATTATCTTTTATTATTATTTGTTACAGAAACCAAGATGATGGTTTTGATGAGCTTAGTGATTTGCCACTTTTTGAAGTTTGTCTTGCCACTTCACTAAACAACTCATCTGATTTTTTACTCACTGCCCTTTTCTGTATTGTTGAAAGTGTAGGGTCAGTTTCTAGAATTTTTAAAAGCAGTCCCACTTTCACTTTCATCTCGTGATTTTCTGGTCTTTTTAATTCAAGAATTTGTCTATCAAACTCTGTAAGTTTTTCTCCTGATGGAGTTTGATATTTTTCTGTCACTAAGAAGTCCTGTAAATCACCAGCGAGTTTGGGATTGATGGGAATACCATCAAATTCTTTTGTTTTTAGTTTTGACTGTAGAACATTTTGTACGTTGTTTACGTATTGTTGTCTAAAGGCATATTGCTTTTGTAATCTTTCTTCGTTTTGTCTTTCTAACTGTTGGAGTTTTGCTGCTTCTTTTTTCACTAACACCTTGTGGTGTTTTTGTGCTACAGTTTCTAAATCTCCATAATTTTTTAGTCTTTCAATTTCTGAATCAACATCTTCTGGTTCGAAACCTTGATCAGCAAGAGCTTGTTTAAGAATTGCTTCTTGATTTCTTTCTTCAGAAAGATCAAGGTTTGCAAAACTTTCTATGTTGTTATATACACCAAAGTATTCTTTAGGATCTACACCTTTTACAAAGATTGCATCGAATGCTTGTTGATAATCTTCACCAAACTGTCCTATGAAGTTTTGCACTATTTCTATAGAGCCTTTCTTCTTTTCTAGATTGAATCTTTCAAGGAAGTCTTCTGCTGATTCAATGTTAACATCCTCTTCATCTTCGTCTTTATTAAAAACTCCAAGTTTGAATAAATCATTAGAAAGGGCTGTAAATCTATTTGATACATCATCATTGTCATCATCATCAGATTCTTCATTTGAAGGAGCTGTTTTAGATTTTGCAGATGGTTTTGCAGGAATATCGTCATCTTCTTCTTCTTCTGTTTCTCCAAGAAGAAAATCTTGAATCGATTTGCTTGCGTCAGATTCTTCCTTTTTAGGAGCTTCACTTTCTGTAGTTTTTGGGGATGATGATTTTGTGGAGGGTTTTGGAGCTTCTTCTTTTATTTCAGTCACTTCTTCTGGAGAAGCAGTGGATGTTTCTGCGGACATTAGGTCTTTAAGCAATTCTTGATTGCCCATTCCCATTTCCATTGTATTTTGTATACTGAAATCTCCAAATGATGGGGTTTCTAAATTATCAGACATATGTAGTTTTGGTTTATAGTGTAAAAATATGTATTAAATGTATTCTAACAAACACATTAGGTTTGAAAACAGTGAATTTTGAATTTAATATGGCATTACTATTTCTTACTCTTTGATGCTCTGTTCTTTGCATTTGTTCTAGCAATCTCTAAATCATTCTTTTGATTTTCTCTTGCCACTTGTAGCTTTTCTCTTTCTAAAGACATCTTGTCGTTTGATTGTTTATTCTTTAATTGAATGTCTTGCAGTTTTAGTTGATAATCTTTTGCAGCCTTTTCCTGCTCGTGAGAAAGCTTACTCATTTCTAATACATCTGGAACAGCATTTTGGTCAACATCTTCTGCTGCAACATTACCATATCCTGTTGCTGAAATAATTGCAATCTTCTCTTTAGAAAGTCTATCAAGTTGTTTTTGATAGTCATCATGAGCTATTTGCTCTTCATGTTGCTGTTGTTGTTGTGCCAATTGAGCTTGAGCCTGTTCTTGTTGAGCTTGTTGCTGCTGTTGTTGCATTTGTTGTTGTTGGTCTTGCATTTGCTCTTGTCTGTCTTTCAATGTCTTGAACACCTTCTTCATTTGGCGTACAGAATCTGTAGAATACAATTCTATAATGTCGTACAATGATCCACCGTTCTGTATAACAGCTTGAGACAATTGTCTAATCTCTTCAAACATCTTTTTATCTTCAGGTCTATTTGTAGCAAACACTTTCAAATCTCTAAATCTCAAATCTGTACCATTCACTTCTACAAATGCTGATTCTCCTTTAGATGTAATGTATGAAATTGTTGATTGAGGCTTTTTGCTTTCTACATAGAGAGAAGCATCAATAACAGCTTGATAGAGTTGTCCTAATACATATTCATGAGCTACAAAAAGAGGTTCTGTTTGAGAATAACTTTGTGTAAGAGCAGCATTTGTTCCTGTAGCAGATTCTGATGCAGAAATACTTCCCATTCTTTGTTTAGACATACCTATCAATTCCCAACACTCATTCTTCATTTGTTGTGCAAGAGTGTAACGAGATTGTATTTCTTGTGTTCTTGTTAAATCAATGTCTCTGAACTGGTTGAAAGAAGATGGTGCTTTTAGATTTTCTGGAGAGTCATCAATAAATACCACTCCTCGATTTCTTGCTTCTAATTCCCACATGTCAAGAGCATCTTGTGCATCTCCGTCTTTTGGAACAGGAATGTGTCTAATTGATGTTAAATAAACCTTTCCTATTTCTTTCTCAAGAAGTTTGAACAGTTGATTCATACAAACATTGTATATCACCTGAAAAGGTTTCATTAAGTCTACTAAAGACTTTGCTTCTGTGTTCTTCACTTCATGTGTAAGTCCTATAATGGGACAGTATGGAAGAAGTTTGTAAGGTTTGATGTGATAGATGTCTGGTCCTATCTTCACTCCTTCATACCATTGATTCACCCATCCCCATTCTAAAGACTGTTGTGTAGGAATGGTGTTACTTTTGTAACTCTCATCAACTAATATTGATTGTTCATTTCCCATTTCATCTAAGAATATAAGCTTCCCTATTTTCTTTTTTGAAATCCAATAAGCTCTTACAACAACATATTTGTATCCAAATGAGGAAACATTTGATGTAAGTCCTAAAAAGTCTTTTAGTCCATCATCATTCTCTTTCATCTCAGATTCAATGATCATACGTGTCTGAAGAACAAGAGGATCAAATGTATCATATTGTACAGAGTCTGTTCCAGGAGTGGCATTAGGATTTCCCAAGTTAGACTCTCTCACATTTATAAGTCCGTAGTCCTGTAGAGAACTTCTTAGATGATCTATCTCTTCTTTAGTGATGAATGGGAATGTTTCTATAATTTCAGACAATTCCATCACCATCACTGTTCCAGCAGCATATGCTCCTTGTGCCCTACCTGTTACATCTGAAATATACTTTCTATCAGGCGTAGTGAGAAACCATGTATTCTTAGGATTGCACACTTCTATGTTATATCCTGTTTTAGAATTGTCTTCATAGATGTGATAGAATTCTCTAGCAGAAATCATCATGTCTCTAAATGCATCCTCACTCTTTTCTTTGAGATTGAATTCAGCTTTTGTAGCTGTAAGTATGTGATTTGCCCATTTCTCTGCAACAGATGTGTAAGAATCTAAATCTTCTTTCACCTGCTCCATTGTCATTTGATTCAACTGCTCCTCGTCTATTTCTTCTCCTCTCATTGCTGCTTTCTGCAGAATGTCTTGTTTCACTTGATTCATTACGTAGTCCTGAAGAAGCTGTGTTTTGTATTCCAACTCTTCTGCCTTGCTATCATCATCAAATGCTTTTATAGAATATGTGTTAGGTCTTTTTGAAATCTCTCCCACAAGCTCATTAACAGGTGTTGTAATAATTGAATAATGTTTAACATATGCAGGAAGTTCCAAATCACTTTGTAACATTTCTGTAAATGACTTTACATCTTGTTCTTGATAGAAATCTTCAGGACGAAGAATTCCTTTAATAAGATCGTAGTTTTTAACAAATGTATCTCTATTCTTTACATATTCTGCATAAGCTTTGTTTGCAAAATAGTCCATGGTGTTCTTCACCCAACTCTCATCTTGCTTCTCTTTGTCTGTTTTAAATTGGTCAGGGAATATATTAAGATAGGCATATCTAATCGTAGCATCTTTTGTATATCTAATTATAGGCATTATGTAAACAGTTTTTGTTTTTGTTTATTGTAAAAAAGAGAACTTGATTCAGAAAATAATTTATTGTTTCTTTTTCCTGAATACAAAGACTTCACTCTATCATCTCCACTTCCTCCAATTCTTCCAAATATGGGATCCATTTTGAGTGCTTGTGCTATTGCTAATTCCGCAGCAATGATTCTATCAAAGTTACCATTATCGTTATATTGAATAATCTCTTCTAGAAGAACAGGATCGAGTATTTTATT